GCTCAGTGGGCTAATTAACCCTACTCGAGTGTACACTCTTTCGGGCTACTAGGGTTCCATTTCGACAATGGTTCCCCTCCACTGGCTCCCCCCCTGTACGGCTGGACCGTACCCCGCGTCATGGTCTCGGGGACCTATCCTTCTTTAGGGCGTGGCCGAAGCCTTCGCTGCTCTGCAGCCTTTGTTTCCTGACCCCAGGACTCAGAGAGTCAAGGCTGAGCCTTTTACAGCTCAGCGACACCATTTCTGGCCGGTCCGGTTCCCGAGGGCTGTGTTCTCGGTAAGCCCATCGCTGGACTCGCGCTATGAATGTTAATTCACCGCGCTGCCGGGAGGTGTGCGTACGACGCCCAAACCACCCGGTTGGAAGGATAAGGACCCTCAACCATAGAGGAACCCAGAAACGTATGGGTTTCCGCTCAACTCATCCTATCGTGACCAGCGAACCAACGGCTTGACGCCAAAGGTCCAACTCACGATAGCCAATCTCTTCCTCCTCCGTATTCCACTCCTCAGGAAGGAGAAAGAATGCGGGCCTCTTTGAATTGGAGGCATGACAACGGGATCCCCAGCCGACGAAACTGAGGAAACTCCTACAGGGCCGGGCCCTGTAGCCGTACGTCCGACGTATACACCCGTGACTAGGGTTGTATACATCTCTCTTCAAACCTCCCCTCCGCCCGCCCTCCCACAAGAAAGACCGCAAGGCCTCGCTTTCGACGGGTGTCGGATCCCTACCAACGATCCGACGCAGCCCTGACTCGTCCTGAAGCTCAGACACACCTGGTAGAGGTGTAAATGTCCGAGTCCGAGCCAGTTGCCTCTCTCTTAACCAGGAGGCATAGGACCTATGTCCTAGCTGGGAGGGGAGGAAACCCCACCTCTTTCCGATTCGAGAACGCCAAAAGGCATCCTCCCACCGGCGGGAAAGCTTCACGGCCTCAGCCATGTGAAGCATCCCTGCAAAATCGGAAAGAGCCCCACCTCTCCGTAGATGACGAACTTCACGCCATCTACCCCCTCTCCGCAAGAATACCGTCGAGTTTAACTCAACGATATCCCGCGCACGAATCGTCTTGTCCTGGTTTAGCCGAAACCCAGAAGGGTAGTCACTCGCCAGGACAGCTCGTGAGGCCGAGATGACAGTGTCATCCCCGTTCACGAGAAAACGCGCGTCCTTGTCGAACCGTGCCGCCCAGGAGGCAGCACAGTAAGACTGAATGCAAAGGAGAGGGAAGGAGAGGTAAGAACCCATCATCTGTCCGTGACGGACTCGACGAAGCACCCCCGCCTGATCCCGGATAACCGGGGAGAGCGAAGCCTTTGCTAACGCACGCAAAGACCGGGGGACCTTCTCCGAAGAGAAGAAAGCAACGTCGAGTATGGTCTCAGCTACATCATGGCTAAGACCATCAGTCGCAGCTGTGAGATCGACCGAGGTCTGCACAGCATTCACACAGACAGATTTCATCTGTTCTTCGGTCGGCGGACCGCAAAGAAGCCAATCAGTCCTCCTTAGATGGGAGTACATCAACTTGTGAAGGGGGGCTAGGAGCTCCACTGACTCATCAAAGATGACCAGTGGCCGAGTCTTCCCTGCAGAAAGGACTTCTTTGTACCTCGCCTCAGTCAACGGTCGTAACTCCGTTTCTGAAGTAGTCGAGGTAAAGAACTCTCCACGCCTGCCGGCCCATAAAAGGTCGGCCCGCGAAAATTTTGGTTTCCGCGCAGAAGGATTAGGAAGGTGACTACCAACGTAACCGTGGTAGCCACGATCCCATCCAGGCATGAAGATCTGAGCACAGACACGCCGAACGTGCTGTAAGTACTCAGAAGATGAGGGTTGGGGTTGAGAGAAGGCATTCTGTTCCCACGCAGAACGCCCTGACGGAGTGTGGCGACGACAACCCGATGGCAGGTTGCGTTTGATTGATGCAACGCTGAGAGCGAATTCCCAACGTTCATGGCGCCGCAGTCTCTGTAACGAACAGAGACCATTTTCCCCTCGCCGCTGGCGGCGAGGGAAGGGGACAGAGGTCCGCTCCTTACCCTGTCCCAAAAGGAAAAGATGGTAACGTCCGAGTTGAGATGGCTCAAGGTCCGGCAATTCGCAATACGGTAAACCGTATCGAACCCGAAGCAACCTTAAACCATTTCGGATCGTTTCCATAGTATGCCGCCTGGCCCGAAGGCAGGTGGCACACCGTTTATCTCCTGAACCGCTGGCGGAATTATCAGGAGACCCCCGAATATCGTCTCGGGGGATACGGCTACGCGCTGGCGCACGAGAAGGTCGATCGATATCGCCGCGAGGCATCGAAATCGGCTTTCCTTGGATTTAAC